TTGTATAACCACTTGGGCTTGTAAATACAATCTGATTAGGATAGATAGTAGCAGTCTGAGTGGTGTAACCCATAGGATTTACAAACTGTGCTGTATTACCTTGAATCTGTACTGTACCTTGACTGTAACCTTGTGGGTTTGTCATCTGATAAGTTTGTGCGTGGGCTGACCCATAACCAAACATACAACCGAGTAATGCCCCCAATAAACAGCTACCTATAAAGTCTTTCATTTTTGACCTTTCAATGCTGTAATTGCTTGGTCTAAAACTGCGGAAGAAGAAACTCCATAAAACTTAAAAGTTTTAGGAATTTGACCCAATTGGTTTTTTTGGTCAAAAAAGTTAGGAATTTCACTAACCCAAAAATTGTTTTGTTGAAATACTTTAATATCTTTCATTTAATTCCCCTTTAATTACTAGACAAAGTAATTTGTGTCTAGGAATTTAGTTTCTTATTATTTTTAGCTACTGTCACCTATGACAAACTTTTAGTTGTATATTTACAACATAGGTTGACCAAGGGTGATAGGAAACTATCAACTGACCCATTAGTAACTTATATGTTACTAACCAGTCCTACCTGAGTTAATGGTCATTCGATTAAAGGTCTTGTATCACCTTGTCCCTAAAATCTTGTGTAGTCGCCATTTAACGCTACTAGGCTGAAGTGGGGTGCATCACTCGCCTATCTTTTCTTCCACGCCACCGATTTAGGTGCTTAGTACGCCTGGAGTGCGGACTGCAATAATACTACAAGTATTTACTCATGTGAAAATCCCCATGAAAACCAAAGGTTTGCAGATTTGATAACTCTCTTTCATAGCTAAAATACCTTGCTAACTCTTCCGGTGCAAACTTTATTCCGTTGCTAACCAGGTAATCACGATTTAAATGACAGATTAAATCATCTTCGTTTTTATTGTCGTAAACAAACTTAGGAGTGTTGGTTAATTCCAACAGTTTCTTGCTTCTAAGGGAAAAACCTCCGTTACCAACTCTTAGTCCTTCAGGATGCCAAGGCCATACAGCACCTATGTAATCGTAATCTAAAAATTGAGGTTGCCAGGCGCTTGCGTCAATTACCCACCCATCCCATTGCACTATTAAAACAAAGTCCGTATGGATGTATTTATGCAACTCCTGAAGGATAAATTTGCTATACGCTTGCCGACTGTTAATACTCATGTGGTCAATAAACAATTCACCACCAAATTCAATGTTTCTTTTACTTCTTTCTATGGCTTTTTTAGCTTTGTCTGGTTGTACTGAATCTATGGCGCAAATGGTTACATTACTCAATTTCATCTTGTTTGCCAAAACTGTTGTTTTTTAACAACTCTGGCCAAATAAGCCAAAAGTTAGTAGGAAATATATCTTGGCGAGTTACAAGCCCATGACTAGCTTCTTCAATCCTAGCCCCAAGAAACATAAATTTAGCTGCTGGTATCCCACGAATACGCCAATTAGATACGGCTGCGGGGTCGCATTTACACATTCTTGCTACCTTTGCAGTACCACCAAGAAGGTCAATAATTGCGCTGTCGGTAAGTTTTAATTTAATGTTCATTCACGAAGTTTACCTTTGTTGTTGTTTATTTGCAAACACTTTGCTTTTTTTGTTTTCTTCTGTTAAAGTCTTACTTATAGCAATTTTGCTATGTATCTAAGGGGAATTAGATGTCACAACTTAATCAATTAATGATTGAAATGGAAGAGCGCTTAGAAATAGCGCTAGACAACATGGAATTTGGCACAGAGTTAGCACAAGACGATATAGATGTTATTCGTGCAGCTTGTGGCAAACCTAACAACAAACGCAATGTGTTACTACAAAATGTATTTGAAGACTTTGGTGGTATTTTTGGAAATCCTCTTGAGTCTTTTCCAACAATTAGAGGTGCAAAATGATTACTTCTGACTCCATTGCTAACCTAACTTTAGCTTTATCTATCGTGCAAGGAAAAATGACCCATGCGATTAAAGACTCTGCTAATCCTTTTTTTAAGTCTAAATATGCTGACCTTGAGTCTGTTTGGGATGCTTGCCGTAGCCTTCTTTCTGAAAATGGGCTGGCGGTTATGCAATTCCCTGGCGAATATTACGATGGGTCTATGCGTTTAACTACCATTATTTCCCATAAATCAGGGGAATTTATAAGTCAAGAAATGTCTGTACCAGTTACAAAACCTGATGCACAAGGCGCAGGGTCAGCATTAACCTATATGCGTAGATACGCATTAGCAGCAGTAGTAGGAGTAGTACAAGCAGACGATGATGGTAATGCCGCTTCGTCACCTAAACCAGTAGTAAAAGCGAGAGAGATTTAATCATGGCTTATATTCCAAAAGAAGGTAGTGGCTCACTATTTAAAAATGACCGCAAAACAACCGAAAATCACCCAGACTATACAGGCACTATCATGGTTAATAACCGTGAATGTTACTTATCTGCGTGGGTTAAAGAAGGCAAAAAAGGCAAGTTTTTTAGCGTATCTATTGGCAAAGAAAAAGCACCGGTAGGATTTAAAGCTAGTGGTAGCGATGAAATCCAGCGCCATACCATTGAAGATTCTGACCTTCCATTTTAAGGAATAGCCATGCTGAGTCACATCAAAGATGTTATTGGCGAAAAAGCCATTATTACTATGGAAGCCTATGGGGTTGATGAAGAAAGGCGGTTAATTTCTTTTGAACCCCAAGACTTAGAGTTAATACTTAAAGATGTGATTCAAGTATGCGCTGATATGTGCATTACTGAAGTAGATAGAAATGCAATTTTAGAATTACTCAACTAAGCATTTAAAGGGGAAATAAATGTCAGAACATTGGTATTGTGCAAAAACAGGCGCACCACACTATACAACTACAGGCAAAAATGGAAAAGAAAGAAATACAACGCTTAGAGATGCCAAAGCTAACCCAGGCACTCTCGTACCTTCCGTTTCTACAATTAACAGCCAATTATCTAAAGCTGGACTTAATACATGGTTTCAGACTGAGGCCATTAAAGCTGCCGCAGAAAACCCAAGAGGTCTGCAAGAAGAAGAAAAAGACTATATATCCAGAATATTAGAGTTATCTAAAAGAAAATCCCAAGATGCTATGGCTAGGGGTACTCTTATACATGACTTCATAGAATCGTTTTACAACCAAGATTACCTACCGGATATGCCAGCGTATGTCCGTGTCGTAGATGACGCCATAACAGCCCATTTTGGTACTCAGTTATGGATTCCTGAGCAGTCCCTAGTAAACCAAGAAGGCTATGGTGGTAAGTGCGATTTGTATTGCAAACCACGCCATGACTTTACTGGGGTCGTAATTGACTTTAAGACTACGGAAAAAAGCCCTGGTGACCTAACACCCTATACAGAGCATACACTACAGCTTGCAGCGTATAGAGAGGTTTTAGCCCCATCTGCACGATGCGCCAATGTATACATTAATGGCGAAACAAATGAAGTAGCCATTTATGAGCATAGTGAGCAAGACCTTAAAGACGGCTATGAGATGTTTCTAGCGTTGCTTAAAATATACAAATTGAAAACTGGTTTAAACTAATCACGAGGCTGGCTTGGTTTCCCCTTCCATTACTCCTTGACACGAGAGTCAGCCTCACCTTCCAATGGGCGAAAGCGTAAAGAAGCAAGTAGCCCACCTTCTTTGTTGTTTATTTACAACACATTAGGGTATGTCTTTATGTAAAAGTGCATGAAACTTTAATAAATTACTTACATAGCAGGTCTTGACACTATTCAGCTTTATGGCCCTTGGGGATTTCAAACTAAAAAGACCTGACCTGCTACTTTTATTAAGGGGATATGGATACATACATTAGACGAGTATTTGAAGCTGAAGCACCTTGCGACAAATGCACTCAAAAAACAGATTGCCAAGAGTTTGAGTTGGCTTGTAGGGCATTTTCTTACTATGTTTTGCATGGCACATTTCACGCCCATACAGTAAGGATGCCTACGCATAACCTATTTAACAAAATATTCAAAGAAGATGACAAGGCTTTAAAAACCTATATGAAGTCTTTAGCAGCTAAAGAAGGGGGTATATGTGGATAAGCGTATTCGTACCAAATCAGCGTTTAGAGAGATGTTTAAGTATAAAAACCACATTACGCATACTCTTGAAAAGCTAGTTGCTATTGAAAGCAAAAGACGGATTGTAGAAGTGTCTAGTGGGCCATTATGGTACATCTTTGGCTACAAATTAGTGTCTAAACCTTGGCTAACTTATGGGGAAATGTATGACTGCAAATGAATTAGCTGATGAATTAGATAAGTCTAGACAAAAACCCTATACATCTGAGCATTTAGTTGGTAAAGCCGCCAATATGTTGCGCCAATTTGGGCTTGCAGAAAGCATTGTTAAACAGCAAGCACTTGATATAGAAGAATGGAAACGCAAGTACAAAGATATGCACAATTTGGCAACACAGGCAATGAGCAAAGTACATCAATTAGAAAAAGAGGCACAAATGAACAATAAACCAGTAGCGTGGATGGCGGCTAACGAATTACTTTTTAGTGTGGTTAAAGACGAGATTTACCATATTCCACTCTACACCCATCCAGTAAAAGAACTAACAGATGAAAAAATAACCGCAATATCCAAAAAGATATTTAAAGACTACAAGAACTTTCACCACTACCAAATTGACTTTGCAAGAGCAGTAATAAAGGAGGTAAGTGCGAAATGAACGGATACTGGTGTGTTATTTGTATGCAATTTTTGCCGAGCATTGATGGTGTAATTATTCACGATGATGTAGTACATCCTGACGATATGAACTTTGAGGAAACAGAACAATGAAACCAATAGCATGGATTGCCGTAGGCGACAACACAAGCGTATTTTTTGATTTAGATTGTGCTTTGGCAATTGATGAAAACCCAACACCACTTTACACCCATCCAGCAAAAGAACTACACCTATCACTTCAAAAAAGTAAAGAAACAGGTGAACTATTAGCCGTTACTTATACAGATGATGAGCATAGGATTGTGGAAGTGTTATGGCAAAAACCACCAGCAAAGACACTAACAGATGAGGAAATAGAAGATTTAATTGATAGTGAAATACCTATGATTCTTTTAGGTGGAAGATTATTTTATCGTCAATTTGCTAGAGCAATACTAAGAAAGGCACAAGAATGACTGCAAATGAACTAGCTATTTTATTGGAAGTGGATAGTTGGTACAAGCTGGTAACTAGAGAAGAAATAGCCACCATGCTACGCCAGCAACAATCTGAAATAGAGGCGTTGAAAGCAGAAAAAATTAGGGCTTATGACAATGGATATGAAGATGGTAGAAAGCCTAATACAAATAAGGCACAAGAGAAATGAGCCTAATTGAAATGCGTGAAGATTTATGCACCCAAAAACG